GTCTTCACATAAGTCTCAATAGGCAGATAATCAATGGCAAAATGCAAAAATTTTCTCCTCATGCGTTCAGAGAAAGTTCTCTTTCTGACAAAAGGATTCGTCCATGCCTGTGGTTCCAAAGTGCACTGCTTGCACGTAAAGTGCGACAAAACACCGTGTTCACACATGCAAATGGATGGATCAACTTTGTTACTTTCCAGCATGACAGTACTAGCCTGTTCATGTTTAACCGCTTCAGCCACCAGAAAAGTAGAAAGATCCGCTCCTGTCATGAGATCACTACCATCGCTACCTTTGACGATATGTCGAGTGGTAATAACTTTCTCACATCCTAATTCGCCTCGTATCGTTAACTTGACGGTTTCGACACGAAAATCCCATGCATCATGCACAACCCTATCTAATTTCTTCATCATACCAGTATTGGCATCTAAAAATTCGGCTTTTAGGATTGGTTGCACAACGATAGGAAAACGTCGTAAAACAGCAGATGATTCGGCAACAGCGTGATGTGCGTTTAGATCTTTGGTATTGGTTGTCGCTAGGACTAATTTTGGAATTAGTGGGATAACACCTTTATCAGGCAAATCAGCTTGATTAGTGGCTATGCCAATAGTATTACAGATATCGATGATTTCATTAATAGAAGTCATCTTTCCTGCAGCAACATGATTAACGTGTTCGCGTCCAATATCATCTAATAGGACACACCATTGCACAGCCCCTTTGTAACCACTCCAAAAATCATCTTTGACGTTGAATGTGTACATGTTAACTGCAGGATCCCATTTCAGTTCTGGATAAATTCCTTTCATCACCATCGCTCGTTGGTAAATAGTTGCTATTGTCTGAACAACAGCAGATTTACCTATGCCCGGTGTGCCATACACCAAAACTGAAAAGGGAGGTTTGCGCGAACTAGCAATGTTGTACTCTTGGCGTAGACGAGTTCGCTTATCCATGAGAATTTTCCAACAAGGTCCAATTTCACGTGGATAAGACACTAACAAGTTAGCACCACGAGCTGATAGATTATTCATCGATTCAATAATACGTGCTGGTGAAAAATTGGCATCAACAGGTTTATCTGCCAATTCATCCATAACGCTCTCAAAATCACGCAACCAATCACGAGCAGCTCTATCACGAACAAGAGCTGGTCGCAAAGATTTCTCCACAAAGCACTCATACCCTGTAGCTCCAAAAGAAACTATTAAATCCAAGGTACTACGTACTAATTCGGGGGCTGTTGTAAATTTTATCTTACTAGCCCTAAGATCAATAAAGTTCTCAAATCCAGACTCAGTGAATTTGAGTCCAAATGATTTAGTTAAAGGGCAAGTAATCAATCCAACTAACACTCGCGTTAGTTTTTTCGCTAGATCTCCATTAGCAAGGATATCCCAAGAATCAATAAATTCCCGAGGTATCCCGCTCTGTGCCTCTAGCAAGCAATTGGGGGGTAATCCTTTAAACATAGTAGACATAAACATAACTGCTTCCTCTATTTCAAAATACGTCAGCAATAGACGCAATGAAGAGAAGATAACATTTCCGATTATCTCTGGTTTATTTGCGGACTCAAAGTTGGTTAAATCACGCCAAAAGCCATAAACATGGACTGTCATTGTCACATATTCTTGATACGGCTTAATTAGATCTAAATCATACTTCAATGCGTTTTTGGCTCCACCAAGAGCTCCGGCAACGTCACCGTTCGCTTCGATTCCAAGAGATTGTAGCATTTGTAAAAACTTCATTATAGAATAAAAAGTGTGAAGATGTTAATCATTATACACGTGTTAATCTTCATGCTCCCAAAGAAGTATTTCTGCTTAGAAACTCTCGAGTAAATTGGCGGGTCAAGAGCAATATGGGAGGAGGAATCAATTCCCCCCATACCTCCACATATAGTGGTGAGTTGTAGATAATTTTACGGATCAGACTAAAAAGTCATGGTAAAATCGCCGTGCTAAAAACAACTGTATAGGGACTTGTTCCGTGCTAATAGGTAACCTATACCCAATTTCGTGATAATTGGTACTCCTCCGCCTAATAAACTAAAGCGTTTAAAAGGGTACTTTAAATCTAAGATAACATAAAATGGTTCTATATCGGGTTATAATACCGTCATGAGAATCGAAGTAATATCGAAAAACCATACATATATAAGATTCAATGCTGCATTCTTCAAAACAGCACCTACATTAAAAACGTCTCAAAAGAGACTGAGGTAAGGGTAAATGTAGTAACTTGGTTCTTATAAGACTACCATATAACCAAAATGGCAGAATTTGCTAGTCAGGCAAAAAAGAAAATTAGCTTACATAGGGACTAAATATGTAAGAGTTAGGAGCCTTATTGGTAATGGTTTTGTAAACCGCATATCCAAACTGACTTAAAATATGAATATCAACTATAAATATCACATTGTGTGAAACAAGGACATTATAGATAAAAGTGTGAAACAGTAGAATTCATAAATAAGATCCAAGATAGAAATAGCCTTATGTATATTCACCCGGTGAATATCCAGTCCGGTCTAATGGACAGCTTATACAAGTGTATATATTGTCGTAACTAAATTAGTCAACTAAACAAAACGTGACAAACGCCTTGCTTTAAGGCGAAAAAGAGCCCTCTCAAAAAAGAGGTAAGAAAAACTTAAGGTAAGGATAGTAATATTTGATTTGGTGTATACCGTATACGTCTACCACAATTAGGTAGATAAGGGTACTCAAATAATACTAA